AAAAAAATCTGGCCAACTGTCTCCATTTAAAATAAGCCGTTAAAAATCAATTTCAAGGCAAAAAAAAAAGGTTTTTTTTTCAACGGGGTAAAATGTGGGTTTTTTGGGGGTCTTTTTCGGTCGTTTCAGGGGTCGCTAGTTTGACTACAACTTAGTCAAACATTTTTAATTAATTATTTAATTAAAATTAAATTTTTAAAAATAAAAATTAATTAATTATTTATTTAATTATATTAGAAAAATTATTTTTATATAATATATACAAAGCTAACAAACAAAAACAAAAGTTAACAAAATAAAAATGGCCGATATAGAAATGAGATTAAGCGATGCTGAGATTGATGCTATGTGTTTAAAAATGTTTATTCAATCGATAAAGGGTGATTATAGATATACACCTTATGACTATGAAGAAATAGAATCTTATAAAAATAAATGTAAAGATATTTTAATATTAGCAAATAAATCTAATATTAAAATGAAAATATATATTTCATATTATGAATATCCATTTCGACCATATGGTGGATATTTTCACTTTATTATTCGGGATATGAATGGTAATAAACTATTATCATATTATATTACAAAAGGGGATTTTAGTAGTGATATATATGAATATATATTTTCATTTATTAGCAAGATTGAAGCTAGCTCTTATAGAAAAAATGTAATAAATAAGAAAGAACAACAATCTAAAATTCCTATTATTGATCCAGAATTGCAAAGATTATTTGATAGTTATAAAAAATAAATAAAGCGAATTATATTTTAGACATTAGTATCACTTACTTTTAAACACAAAAAAAAGAACATATTTAATTCGCTTTATTGTGTTTACACGGGTACAATACCCGCAAAACTAAATAAGGTTTCGCCTAGCCAAATAGTATAAACAATATAAACTATAGTAATGTTATAAGAATAAAAATTTTAAATAATATTTCTATTCCTTCCCAAAATTCATTTTTTTCTTCTTTTTCTTTCTTTTCTCTCTCTTCTTGTGTATGTTTGAGTCGTTCTCGGCGTTCTTCGGCTATTTTAAACTCATATCTATCGGCATTAAGGCGAATTGATCGTGCTCTTGCTTCTATATGGTCATACATTGGTGTATTGATTACGTCCATTTATTAATATAAGAATTAATAATTTTTTATTAATAATATATTATTATAATTTATTTTTTCTAATTAATTAATTAATTATTTATTTATTTTTATATTAAGAAAATTTATTTCAATATAATATATAAATAAAATATAAAAATGTCTAAATTTCTACCTTCAATTTTTATTTCAAACGAAAACCTATCCAGATGTGGTAAAACTTGGGAACAACCTGCATATGACCATGAAATTGAGGAAATGCTCAGAAAACGTACTGAAACTAAATATGAGCCAAATAATCGAACAGTAGATCGTATGATTTCAGAGCAAAATTATCAAGAAGAACGTTTAAAAACTGCAACTAGACGGGAAATTATCGAACTTGGAAGAGATACTAATTATAGTTTAGAAGCTCCAAGATTATTTAGAGATTGGGATACATACACTTCAAAGGTATCACCAGATAGATGTAAATTTTACACTACTAATGAATTGAGATTATATGTTCAGCGTATGTTAGAATATAAAAAAACTGAGTTTATCGATTATGATCAAATGATGTATTTTAGACAATCTGCAGTTGTTGAATCATATCATTAGACATCAGTATAAATTCTATCCCCTTAGTAACTTTATATGTGGCATATCTTGCGCCATGTATTGGTTCCACTTGTCGGAATCTCAAATGATTTTTTTTTATATCTATTTTTGAATGATTGTATCCATGGCCGATTATCCATTGAGTCGCCGTTATTGGCGTGAAATATTTTCTATCAAATATTATTGATTGCAACATCTAAACTATATATTATACTAATTATTATTATTATTAATTGATAAACTATTAGTATATTCTGTCACGAGTAAATCTGGGTTTATTTTTTCATCTCCAGGTTCAAATAATGCTGCGAATTCATTGGCGTCTAAATCACGGTTCAATATACGCGCCACGCACCACCGGCCGCATGTATTAATCCCTTTGTGCTCATCCTGTAATTGATAATCATTATAATCAACTTCATATGGCGATATTGCCATTAAATATGATAAATAATGGTAATCTTGACCGGATTTAATACGGTATCTATCATCGATATCTTTTAGCTGTTCATCGGGGAAAATACCGTATGGATCGAAGAAATAAAGCACTCCATCTTCTAAAAAAACGCAGCACCAATGACCAAAATTTTCCTTTTGCTCGTATAGAATTACGGCGGCTTTGTGCTTTCCTAACATTGAGTCTATATCGTCGTAATCTAATAAATCCTTGTACGTCAAAACTATACAATTGCATCTATCACTTATATCTTTATTCGAATAACAAATTTCCATGGGTTTATAGCTTTAGCGATTATATTATTATAAAAAAATAAATTTTAAATAGTTAAGTGACTAACGATATGTTAATAATTTAGCCTTTGATACTCGACGGCCTCCATGTTGTTCTCTACCATATCCAAAATGACTGGCAACTTGACCTAATTGCGGACTAACAGTTGTTAGTGCATTACTAACAATACCTGTACTTTTTAAACCTTCATTTACATGATGGGCTACTTTTTTTACTGCCTTTTTTAGTCCCTTGAAAAATCCACCACCATAAAATGTATTGGCGCGTTCCCAACTTTCAACATGGCCGCTTTCTTTTGCGCTTGTAATATCACCAGGTGACAATACTGAATTTTGTAAAAAGGTAGCATTGTTTGCAATGGTCATTAAACCATCTGATACAACCAAAATATACAAATAAAACCATACTGGATTTGTATTTAAATTTGTATAATTTACTTGAATTTGTAATTGTTTAGTGGTTTGAAGAGATGGAGCCTCTGCTTCATTCTTTAACATAATTGATCTTCCCATATCTAAACATAATACAGAACCTGTATATGTGCTCCATTGTGCCCATGACATATTTAAACCACTATTTTTTGATAATTCGTATAATTGGGCTGAATTTGCACCAGCTAATAAACCTGTAGTATTATCAAAATTGATTGAAACTGAATTAATGCGGGCAAATGTATCAGTTGTTAAAAGTGTGGAATCGTTATCTCGTCGTCTTAAAAAGCAATAAATGCGACGAGGAATTGTATTCAATTGTATATTTTGACTTGGTAATGTATTTGTTCCAAGACCGGCTAATGCTGATCCGGGGTCAGTAGTATAAACATCAACATTTGCATAATTATATGTAACAGCAGCTGGAATAGGATCAACTGCAGATGGTGTGATAAAATTTAATAACAATGAAGGAGCAGTTGGAAATGTAACAACAACAGATCCGGGTGTAGCTGGATTAATAATACCATTATTACCATTAAGCAATGAATGGCACCAGACTCTCTGTAAATTAGTTAAATTTAAATTTAATGTGAGTACCTGAACACCGATAAATGCCTTATGATCATCAGTACCCTCTAAAAATGGAGATAAAATAAGAGGTTCAGTTGTTGTGAATGTAACACTAGCAGTTGCTGGATTACCGGCTCCTACGTTTGGATTTACAACATTATCAAGAGGGAATCCGCCTCTAGTTTCCCAACCTTGGGATGTTTGGCCAATTGCTTGAAGGGGATCATTAACAACTCCCCAGCCATTAACATAATTGTCATCATAATTTTGATAATAATCGGGCATAGATGGAGCCACTGATAAATCGGTTTTATATTGATTATCTGGTGTATTGTATCTAAAAAGTGCATTTACAACTTGATAGTTATTTTGACTTACATTTCCATTATTAATGGTTGCAGAGATTGAATTTGTGATTTGAGCCAATGGCATAAAACGTGGAGCATCTCCAGTTCCGAGAGATAAAAGTGTACCAGAAGGTCCAGCAGTTCCGGTCATTGTTACTGTTATTTGGCACCTAATGAAAATCTCGCGATTTATGGCAATATTTGGGGCTGGGGGCTGTGCATTGAAGCTAAAATTGCTCGTACTATATGTCTGAGTTGGGAGTACGACGTATGTATTCTGACTACCACTTTTTATAACTCCGAATTTGGTTTCGCCAGACCACGCGATACGGCGATCTTCAACTAGGACTGCTTGTGTATTTCCTGCTACTGATTCTGACATGGTTTATTTTATTCTAGACTAAACGATTTATTGTATATTATCTATAAAAAAAATATTTAATATGTATTAAATCAATCTAAATTATCGATTTTATTTAGATAAATTATTGTTTTTTATAATTTTTAAAAAGTGATTTTTTAGCAAATAATAATTTAATACTTGCTTGAGTTCCACCTAAAATTTCAAATGGATAACTATTACCATCTATATCATACCAGACTAAAGTTAAATCTATATTATTTACTTTGTTACCCAATAGATCGACAAGTCTATATTGCGATGACGGATTGTAAACTAAATTTCCTCTCCAACCCGCTAAATCATTAGCGGGTAAAATTGGAACAAAATCTGTCCATTGTTTAATTGTCGGAGGACCAAAACCTGCAGTTTGTGTCGTGTTTAATGTTGTTGAATTATTAGCACCTGATGTATATTCATCTCGTACCCCTGTATTATATGATATGAAACTTAATGATTGAGGGCCGCGCCATCTATTTACAGCTACATATTCTTGTGACATTTTATAATGACCGGTGGGAATAGATGAATCATATGCTGATGTATTTTGACCATTGCCCAAACTTTTTACGATAATTTGAAATCCAATAGGCAATGCTAGATTTGAAAAATTTAAGTAATATAGAAAATTATCAAAAAAGTAATATAATGATCTATTAAACCAAATAGAAATAGGATTTACTGCTGTAGAATCATATGCTGTTTGTGCAAATAGTGAAATTAGGCCATTTGCCTTTGGATCAAAATATAAATATGGCGCTTCACTTGCGGCCATTGGTAAAGTTCCTCCAAAATCGGCATATGCAGCAGATAATGCTACATTTATCATATCGATAAAATCTTGATAGCTATATATAGCATTTGGATAATCTTCTACACCTGACGATGCCATGATAAATGGTACAACTTCTGTATGAGTAACTCCATTATAATTTATAGATACTGTATATGCCCCATTTTTAAATATAAATATAGGTAATGCCGCTGTATCTAATGCAAATCGAATACAAGATAAGTAATATTCTTCAGGTTTATCAATAATACTATTGCCTAATGTTTGATTAAATGATATATTAACTGGTCTCGTACTGTTATTTACTATTGATAAATTATAATAAATGTTATCATCCTTCGTTTCAGGATCTATTTCATATCCGCTTGTTATATTTTTTTTCATTCTTGGTTTATTCTATTCTAGACTAAACGATTATATTCTATACTAAACAATTATATTTATATTTATATTAAATTTTATTTTTTCATTAATATAATATAATCGTTTAGTCTAGAATAGAATAAACCAAGAAATGTCGGCAATTCAACAAAGATTAAAGGCTATTCAATTAAGACAGGCCGATGCGAATATTGTCGGTCATGGATCATGTGGAGGTGCAATAGTCGGTGGTCGGAGACGTCCTAGGGGTGGTGCCATTGTAGGTGGTACTGGTTATCATCCTTCAACACATCCATATCATATGGGAGGGGCCATAGTTGGCGGCCGCGCTCCTAATGCATGGGATCGATATGTACATCAAAACTACGA